ATATAAATCTCTTGCAACTGTATCTGGTCTTTCTCCATCACTTATTGTGAATTTATTGAAGACAGTGAATACATTTTGTAAATCATCACGTATTTTCATTCGACGGAATAAATTTTTCACAGTTACATAACTATCACTTGATACACGAGATGTAAATGGTGATTGATATTGTAAATTTGGTAGTTCTCTAAAATATCCCATTAGAATCCTGTACCCTCCAAACCTTCTTCTGTATCATAATCCTCAGAGTAGATTGGATTCAACTCTTGGAATGCAAGATTAATTTTTGTATGAACTGGTGCGGTATTATCATAAGTGGAGTATGTTCCTGCACCAGTATAATTGACTCCAATATTTAAGAGAGCCATTGGTTTAAACTTATGAAGAAATTGATGATTTTTTCCACCTGTTTTGTAAGTTAGTTGAAATACATCTGGTGATTTTATAAAGAGTCCACTACCTTTATTTTCACCAGTTGAACTATTTTTTGCGTTTAAACTTTTTTTGAACGCACGAATAATTTTTTTAATTACAATACTTTCATTTTCATCTCTGGGTGCAAAATCAAAATCAAAACTAAACTGTCTTAACTGAACTGAATTAAATAATAATTCCATGTTTGGATTTAATATTGCTCCCGTGTCTCTTGAAATAAGTTTTTGAGGGTCTACACTACCACCAAGAGCGTTAACAGCCACTGATGCAAATCTTGCATTGATAGCAGATGCAGTTACATCATCTCTCATAAAATCATTTAAAGCATTCTGCCCACGATTTCCCACTTCTGTTAAATCTTTCATAAAATCACCACTTGAACCAGCACCCATTAGACCTTTAGCTAATCCAATACCAGTAGCTGAAATTCCATCTAAACTACTCTCTCCCCATGTTACACCATTCGAATCTGTGATTGATTCTGGAATTGGAAGAAAGATATGACCTAATATAACTTCGTTATTTTTTAAGGACTCTGAACTTGATCGTAGTCGAAGAGATTGTCCAGTTCCACTGACATCAGTTCCTGGTGGTTGATATTCAAGAACCTTTATTTCAAGATAATCACTATCACTTTCAATTCTTGCAACGGGATATCTGAAATCTCCAAATTTTCTATCTCTTGTTTTTACTGCACTAGTTGTATTAGTTGTATTAGATGCACGCGCCTTTAATCCTGTTTGCATATAATCCTTCTCACCTCTAGCCAAGGCTTCGTTAGCTGCTTTCTGTTTGTTACTGTCTACAAAAAAGTTCGGCATTTATATTTTTTTTAACTATTTAGCTGGATTTTTCCAAATGGCAGTTCTCTTACATCAGATAACTCATATGAGTTAACTTCATATAGTTGTCCAATCAGTTCATTGTATGTGTAATTACGATATTGACCCACATGAAGATTGATACCACGAAAACCCCATTCAAACACATCGGTCACTGCGACTAATGGATTCGAATCGTATTGAATGTTGGGAGTTTTGGCACTATACACAAATACATAATATCCTCCAACACTTGGAGATGATGTAACTGTTGTGCTTAAATTATCCATTAACTCTATCATAATATCATCAGGTTCTTCCGTTCCAATCAGACCATTTACAACCGACCTTACACGATTTTCTTTATCGTCAGTGGGATAACTGTTCATTTCTTGATTCCTAATTCATCTTCGGTTA